CTGGCAAGGGAGGATAGAATTTGCACTCCCATGCTCAAGAATTCAGGGAGTTTAGAGACCGCCACATTGACTAGACCTTGAACCGCTGATGCAAACTCCTGATCCGCACCTGCCGCACCGCTCAACATACCAGAAAACGCCGTCGCCACATTAGAGATCGCGGGAAGGAACTCTGTCAACAGACGGTTTTTTACATTGGATACAGTCTGCCCAAGAGTGGCTAGGGTTGCGTCAAGCTGTGCCTGGTTATTTCGGCTCTCTACCAGCGCCTCATTATTGCGGTAAAAGGCTTCGCTGGCTTCATCATAGGTTCCTGACAGGGTATCCATGATGAGCTGATTCCGCTCACTCTCAGAGGAGCAGGCGGAAAGCCTGGCATTAAAATCGTCCTCGCTGATGCCCGCCCAGTTGAGGGCGTCGGCAAGCACGCCGGTAACTTGCCCCACTTTTGCCGTCTCATTACTGGCCTCAATCAGTCCCTCGATGGGGAGACTGTCGCCAAATGTACCGGCAACACCAGCAGCGATATCCGTCCAAGTAGACACATCCTCTGCGCTGTCTGCCAGCTTCGCCAGGAGTTGGCTTGCTTCTGTGGCGGTGCCCGTATCACCCAGAATGCCGTAAAAGGAGTTGTATGCCTGCTGTGCGGTCTCTGCCCCATATCCAGCCGCTTCAAAGGCGGTGTTCAGTTTTCCTTGTGCCACGCGGTATTCCTCGGTGGAGGATTCCAGGGCCAACAGACCGCCAACCGCAGCGCCCGCCGCCGCTGTAATAGCCCCGATGCCAGCCGCCGCCACCTTCCCGGCAGACGCAAGGCCATTTTTTAACTTGGACGCGAGGCTACCCCCACTCTTAGATACATCCTTAACACCGCTGTCGTACTCGCTGGTATCCAGGCTGATTTTCGCAAATAAATCAAAAAGATTAATGGGTGCCACCTCCTTTCGCGGCACCGCTTAGCCCTTCCCCATCAACGCTTAGACAGAGGCGATTTTTTGTTTCATATGCGCAACAATTTCTTCCGGCGTTCTGATTTCCTCCGGCTTCGGGTCCTCAGTGTCAAGATACCGGGTCTTCATGTAACTTCCTCCGGCATATTTTGCTGTGTTTTCTGTAATGAATTTCAGCGCGTCGGTGACATAGACCCGATACGTTTTTTCTTGCATTTGCTTTTTCAGCAGGACAGGTAAGACGGAAAGCAATGCTTTCGCGCCCATTCTTGGGGCAGACAACAGGGCCAGAGTTACGCTGTCCCGTCCCCCTGCCCAAACGATCTGAAAAAATCCAGCAGGTCCTTGTCTTTGAAAACAGAGCGGATTTGCAGAATCGTTGTCAATACGTTCTGCTTTGCCACCGCCTCTGCCGTTGTGTCGTTCAGAACGGACAAAATCCCAAACACATCCGCCCGGTGGTCTTTCAGGAGCAGCGGGGCCAGAACAGCGCATTTCTTTGCCGCATAGGTATACAGCTCCGCCACGCTCTTCCCTTTGCTGTCAAACTTTTTCCCAAGCTCATCCAGGAGAGATTTGTCCCCGGTGATATTAGCGATATAAGGCGTCAGTTCGCACAGCACATCCGCCGCCTGATCGGTGGTCAGTTCAGATAGTTTCATAGTATCAACCCTCCGCGGGTGCGGCGCTGTAGAACTCCATTGGCATGGTATCCTGTTCGTCGATAGACACATGGCCGGTCAGCTCCACACTTACCTGTCCCTTGCCGTTCTTGGTGGTCTGGAGGGTAAATCCGCCAGTGGACAGGGCGTTTTTCAGGCACACGGCCACCATGCCGCCGTCGGCTCGGTCGCCCACCCACCACAGGTCTGCAAAGTCCGTCTGCTTCAGGTCACGACGAGGGGTAATTTTTGTAGTATCCGGGCTTCCAATATCCGCTGCTCCAAGAGCCAATCGAATAGACTCCGGGGACGTGCCGAGTGAGGTAAAGGACATCTTGCACTCCCAGCCGTCCAGATGCTTCAATTCTTTTGTGTTGGTGGGGCAATTATCCACATCCTCCCCCAAGTCGGAGTAAGTAGGAACGCAGGAAATATTGATACCGCCAGTGGTGGGGCAGATGATATCCTCGTCCGCCGGGGCTGTCGGCGTCGCCGGAGTGAATTTCTTTAAAACCACTCCCGCATCGAGCTGCATTTCTTCAAATGTGCTCTGCGGAATGACAGTAAATTTGCCCATGTGGGCCTCCTTTCAGCTGAATGTCAGGTATTCAGCGGTAATGTTGATGTATCTTCGTTTAATTACAGGGTCTTCTTCGTATGTGAGGCTCTGGCACCAGGGGGAACCCCGTTTCAGCCAGATATATCCCTCGTCGCAAGGGAGATATACCCCGCCGTATCCAATACGCTTAGACAGTTCCTGAGCCTTCTCGTCTGGGATTGCCTCGCTCTCCGTGCGAAACCATAGGTTGACTGTCAGGCCGATCTCCCCGGCGTCAAAGGCCCCGTCAGTGTACTCGTATGTGCCGTAGGGCATGACCACATCGTTAGGCACAGAGCTGGCCCGGTAGAAGGGCATGAACTCGTTAAACCAAGCATAGAGGACTTTATTTTTAGTCATGTGGTCAGCGCCCACCTTTCTGCCGTGAAGTATTTCAGCGGCAGCGTGGAGGAGCGTGGGGCCTGCTTGTCCTCCGGGTTGGAGGTTACGCGATAGGTTTCGCCTGTACCCTTGTCCTTGAATACGTCGTTGTACTCAATGGGTACAGCCTTGTCCACCAAGGCGGAATAGAGGCTTGTCACGCCCTGTTTTTCGGCAATGCGGGCTTCCATGGAAGTATCAAGGGCTTGATAATTGGTAAACTCTGCGCCCTCTGTCCACTCCACGATGTAACCGCCCGCGCCATCGGGGACACGCTTCTTTTCTAACAGAATACAGGTACGAGCAAAATCATCCAACAAACTCATATAATACCTCCGATCCTCCGCCAAGTATTCAGGCGGCCCTTGAAAACATCCTGCCATCCCACAGCCACGCCACTTGCATTGGTAGCTTTGCTATACGAATAACCACCAAAACTCTCACTGGTATATGGGCCAGGGACGCCATTTTTCTCGTCCCAGGCAGCAATTTCATCTGCAAGAGAGATGACCGCTTTCGGCACCGCCAGCGCCCACACAGCGCCATCAAATGTTTCCTCGGTCATGTCCTTTGCCGGGTATTGGTGGAGGCCATCATTAAAGACAGACCCCACCACCCGGAAATACTGCCCTGTTTGCAGGAAGGGCAGCGTAATGCCGCCGTCCTGCACGGTGAACTCTCCGGTGTGGATGCCGTCAGGCACCAGAAACCAGTTGTTCAGGCTCTGCAAAACTTCTTCCAGCATCACGCCGCCCTCCTATTCAATCAGCTGCCAACAGTAACGGTTTTGCTACCCTTGTTCTGCGCCTTATAGTTGGCGTCAGCCTCTACAACGGTGATAGTCTGCCCGCTGGAACAGGGGATCTGGGTGGTGGCCTTCCCGTCCCAAGTAGCCCAATACTTTACGTTCTGTCCATAGGTCACAGAAGCCTCACCCGTCTGGCACTTGTACTTATACACATTCCCAGCAGCTTCCTTGGCGGGGGTCACGCTGGAAATGGTGGTATGGCTGGAATCACTTCCGGCCGCGGTGGTCACGGTCAGCGTCCCCAGCGTGGGGGTGGTGTCGATGTCCGCCACGGCGATAGCGTCGATGTACTCGGCAAACAGCACCATGCCCATAATGGCGAAGCACTCGGACACGGCGGTGTTATAGTTGCCCTGGGTGTGGAAGCCGATCAGGTTGGTGTCACCGTCGGTGGTGTAACTCAGGCCCGCGCGGGCAAAGTCGCTGTCGCCGGGGTCCACATAGTACAGCACGATGTTCTCAATGGGGGTAGCAATCACCCGGCCCCGCTGGATCTCCTCATCGGACAGCAGGAACACGGTGCCATAGCCCATAAAGTTCTTGATGTACTGGAACCCGAACTCGTTCTGAACAGTGATATCCTTGTCTCCCAGGTAGTCGTACAGGTCCATCACGTTGACGAAGCCCACAATGTCAGTCGCCGTGCGGTGCATGGCCTTGAACTTGTTGATAACGCTGCCCTTTGCCATGGCAAGCACCCGCTGCCAGGTGGTCTCAGAGATGGACAGGGTGCCGGTGTTCAGGTAGTCATAGAACCGCCCGGTGATGTTGCTCTGCAGCTCGAACAAAAACGCATCGTCGGTCATGCCTACAGCGGCGTCATAGCCGTGGTCCTTGATGGCCTCGATGGAGACGGCCTTGGCGTACTTCTCCACAGTCATCTCCGCATAGGGGGTCTCGGTGATTTTTGCCTTGCTGTAGGGGATGTCCTCGCCCTCACCCACGGTGCCGCTCTGGAGGGTCACGGTGGCCTCCTTGCTTTTCAGCACTGCGCCGGGGGCCTTGCGGATGGGCCGCATAATGCCCAGAATGTCCCGCAGATGCTCCCAATTACGCGCGAATCGCGTTACAAAGTCGATTTCGCGGACGGTAACATCCAGGTCGGCGGTTTTGGTCAGGTTGTTTTTAGCCATTAGTCGTCGACTCCTTTCTGAAATAGATTGATGTTTTCCTTGATTGCGGCTTGCCG